TACCTCGGAAGTCAATACCAGACTGCGCGGTAAGTTTCATACCATCTCCAGTATTGGAGACATAATTTACAAATAGTCTATCGCCCAAAGGCAACTGTGGGGTTACCTCAACACCCACCTTATTTTGGTTAGGTTTATTTTCCATTGTCGTATCACTATACTCACCAGAACCTCTACCACCAATGATAACTTTAGATCCTAGGTCAGGTATCTGAAATGATCCAAGATCTCCTGTGTCGGGATCAGGATCGCGTAGGATAGCACCTTCTTTTGCAAATCTACATTCAGTGCCTACACCCAGAATTCTAGACAATAATAGATAATCTTTTGCATTTAGAATAGCACCATTACATCTTAAGAATCCACCAGGCAGGTTATCCTTAAACACTGCAGTGCTAGGATCATTGTTGAATCCAATACCAGGAACAGAATGTACCTGAATAGTTCCAGGAACTCCACCCCAGTGTGCTTTCTGCCTGGCGTAATTAGTAGATATGGATTTTCCCATTTTAGTATGCTCTGATGATGTATATGCAAGAAAGTGTTGGCTGTGAGATGTTCATGTCAACTTGCAATGCTTTTTCATTCTGTACATTAGCTAGGTTTACAGTTGCTGGCAAGTTAACATCACATATGATACTAGTAGCAGGTCTCAAACCTCCAGAATCAAATTCAACATCAAATTCTCCATGATCATGTGGTTCAATATAATCCCCAGCGAAAGTATTGCTTGTGAAGTTAATACCAAAGTGACTATTCATGATAGGACGAAGTGTAGATGTACTTTGATTCGCCTTATTATAAAAGTTTCTAACTCCATCAGGAATATTGAAAGAAGTTCCTCTTGCTCCAGCTGGAATAGGCTCATCGCCAGATATATATGGTCCATCACTTCTAAAGTCAGAATTAACAAATTGAGAAGAAATAGGAGTCGATAGACAATGCTTTGGTTTGATATTAACAGGAGGGTTTTCTGACTGAACGTGAGCCACAGTTATACCCGCCGTTCCACCATTAAATCCACTTGGAGTGATTGCACCCGAAGCTGGCCAAGTCAATGTATAATCAACTTCTTGTCCAGTAGGAGTGGTTGATCCAGATGCTCCACCAACTGCCAGACCAGGCGCTGTGTTAACTGTACTTGCGGTTCCATCGCCACCATCGTCTTCAGACCAACCAAAATAGTAAGTATCACCCTTATTACTACCACCCTGGTTATCAACGTGTGAGTGATATAGTGTGTATCTAATGTTCTCATATCCAATAACACCCTCTCCAGGTTTATTTGTAACCGTAGTATCCAAGCTAGGATAGTTACCCGTATGATTGTGCCTCTTGACGTGCTTTCTTCCTAATTTTCTAGGACCAATATAAACTGTTGCTACCCCTTCTCCATCTTCTTTTGTGTTGCCCGTGATCTTTCCTTGATATCCAGTTCTATCACCAGAATTGATGTTAAAGACAACATCCATTGTAACATCAGTAAAAATAGTAGTAGGACCATTGTCTTCATTATCACCAATGATTGGAGAGATGATAGTGAGAGCATCGGAATCTATATCTGCATCTCTACCAGTACCACCACTTGCGATAGGAGCAAAGTAACTGGATTCAATGTCCATCAATGCTTTTTCATTCAAGTCAGGTAACTTGATTGTCCCAGTATAATCAGGGAAGTTGCCTGTAATAGATCCACCTAAAGTATCATATGTGTTACCAATTGCTTGTGCGAGCAATGGATAATCTGCGGCGTCTACAACACCGCCACTACATAAAATCCATCCAGGGGGGATGTCAGACAATCCCCCCGTCCAGGGCATAATGGTGCCAACCACTGCCGCTATTGCTGTTTTTGACTCCTGATAGAACATTAAATTAGACCTCGATTAAGAACCATCCGTCTTTTCCTGTTGGAACTGCAGTGTTGCCATCTGGATCAGATGTACCAGCGAATACTAGTGCAAATCCAGCGTTAGGTGTTTGAACAACTAATTCACCACCGTCATGATTAGTTAGGTCAGCAGTATTACCAGACAATAAAGTTGTTCCTGTGTTGTCGCTCGCATTTTGTACTCTAATTCCAGATCGTGCTCTTACAACCAGAGTGAGGTTGTAAGTTAGAAGACCACCGATGTCCACGATGCGAATCATGTCACCGATTAGAGGATTCAGAGGTAGTTTAACGACGGTATTTTGAGAAATATTGAGGAAGTAGTTGACGTTAGATTCTGCATCAACTTCAAAGCTGTCGCTGTACACCCACTTACGTCCACCAGTTTGTGAGAAGTAGTTGTTAATACCAGCGATATTAACAGCACCATCATTCTCAACGGAGAAGATCTTATTGCCACTAGAGTTGACTGTTAGATCACCACCATTGAGAGTCAGATCGCCAGCAGCAACAATGCTACCACCGAATGTTGATGTTACTGTTCCTAGAGCAGAGAACGAACCGTAAGTAGTGAAGTCGCCCGAAGAATTGCTAAACTGGAGACGTGGTGTAGTGCCATCAGGTCCGAAGATATTGAAGTTACCACCATAGATCTCCAGATCACCAGTTGCTGTGTCAACACGGAGTGTGTTTCTTTCAGCGATGTTCTGGGATCCGCCGTTAGTCAGAGTGAAGAACTGGGTCAGTTCTACAACAGATCCTCTTACCTTCAGAGTATCATTGGTGGTTAGTTTACCTTGAGTTACGGTATCGCCAGTTCCACCATCAACAACGAACTTGTTAAATCCTTGTCCGACAGATAGTGTGTTGCCTACGAAGGTGTTACCAGTTGTAGACTCAACCTTGAATACCTCGACTTCAGGATCACCACCGTCTGTGACAACCAGAGACTGAATGTCGGTAGATACCAATTCAGAAACCTTGACAATTTCAGAATCAGATAGGAGCAAGTAGTCACTGGTGGTTAGAACACCACCAAATTCTGCAACACCGATTCTAACATCAACGGTATCTGCGAGGAGACCAGCGCCACTGTTGATCTTAAGTTCAGCAGCTGCTACCTGATCAGACCAGATGTAAGTTCCTGTGGAAACATACTGACTTGTCTTGATTTCAAGGAAAGAGGCAGATCCAGTGATACCACCTTGAATTGGCCAAGTACCATTCAGACCAACAATGTCTGTGCCAGCGATTGTGATAAACTCACCATAATCAGCACCAACACTAGTATTAGTCTCGCTATTCCAGTTGATTCTAACGACATCAGTGCCATCAGCAACAATCGTTAGGATAGAACTATCATTGATCGTAACACTAGATGTAGGATCTAGAGTTCCGTTGGTATCAAAGTCAAATCCAGTGATGAACGAAGCATTAATCTGCTTGTCAAACTTGGAGATGATTGCATTATCTGGGTGATCAGTTCTAGCAGTTGTGCCATCTTTAGCACGAGTAACCAGAATTCTGAAACCAAGAGGATCAGCAGGGTCGGAGATGTTAGTTAGACCAGCAACCTCAAGGAGTTCGCTGTACTCTTCACCAACAGGAGAAATGTTTGTATCCTGTCCAGTTACTGCAGTGTCTCTTTCAATGAACAGTAGATCACCGATCTGGAAGTCATTGACAGAAGGTCTGGTGATTGGTAGCAAGTATACGTTACCAGAATCATTAGTTCCGTTAACTCTGAAGGATAGGTCAGCACCGTTGGAGTTACCCAGTTTCGCTGCCTCAATAGTCAACAGATCGTTGTCAGAGTAACCAGAACCAGGAGATACTAGAGTGATGTCTGCTGTGCCGTCAGATAGAACCTGAACAGTGAACAGAGCACCGCTACCTGTACCACCAGTTGGTTGGATGAACGAGTATGTTTCGTTAGCAACCCATGTAGCACTCGACTCTGGAGTGATGTTGTCGATTGCAGCAATCTGACCACCAGATAGGAGATATTGATCTCCACCCCAAGGTCCAACACCAGCAGTATCAATTTGTCTGCCAAGCTGGATGTACTTGAGGAACGTGATGTTAGGATTGTCAAGAGATCCAACGATGTGCTCCGATGCAGAAGTGCCGAATCTTGCTCTCTCAATCTCAATAATACCAGCATTTAGACCACCAGATAGTTTGATGGTGGAGTTAGATGTGGTGCTACCTTGTACAAGTAGAGAGTTTCTAATCGTTGTGCGACCACCAAGTGCTGCGATGTCAACTGTAGAAGAGTTAGCACCGAGGGTAACTCTCGTGGTGTTCTGACCATCACCAACGTTCAATGTTGCTGCAGTGGTAAAGATTCTGGTTGCAGATGTGCCAGCAAAAGCACCAACTTCCAGAGTACCATTCAGTTTAGTCTGATATGTACCGATCAGAGTTTGAGAGTTCAGGTTAGGTGCAGCACCACCAATCTTGATAGAACAAGCAGCACCTACTACATCTTCTACCGATGCAATATCAACGAATGCGTTGGTAGAACGCTTGTGAACCTCGAAGGTTGTTACACCAGCGTTAGCACCAATTCTCAAGGTATGAGAAGAAGTATCAGCAACATTGTTACCGATGTTGATAAGCTGGTCACTAGTGGTGTTGTTACCGATGTTGAACGATTCTGCGTCACTAGCAGCAATCAGGAAGTCAACGTTCTCGGTTAGGAATCTGAATGTTTCGGCAGTAGAGTTGATGTCTCCACCGTCAACACTCAAGTCATCCTGTGCAGTGATGTTACCAGAGAATCTAGAGTCACCGATTACAACGAAGTTTCTATCGAGTTCGGTAGATGCATCTAGACCGATGCTGGTGTTAACACCAACGCGACCACCTGCTCTGTAGGTAGAAGATTGATCAGCAACTGCCAGATCAGAAGTTGCGACACGAAGTGTAGCGAAGTCATCAGGATCAGCACTGTCACCACCAACCAAGAATGCGTTAGTGAGTGCGAAGTATGTCTTACCGACAGAAGGTTCTGCTAGATAGTTGTTCGCAGTTACTGCACCAACGTTGTCATAAGTTACGAGAGACTTACCACTGATGAATGCGTTACCAACAACATCCAAGTTAGATCTTGGATCTGTTTCAGCAGTTACGGAAGCGGTGAGTACACCTTCCTTCGCCATTCTGCCGACAGTGTTGATACCCAGTCTGTAATCACCAGGTACTTCGGTTCTCGTGCGGAGTGTTTCAGCACCGATGACTCCAGTTTCCTTCCATCTAGACTTGGAGATCTCCATCTTCGCACCAGGACCTTCGTCAGCCCAGGTGTAGACGTTCTGTGCAATCTCATTGAAGATTCTAATCTTACAGGTGTTACCCGAAGCAGAGAATCCACCAGCAAGAACTGCCCAAGAACCATTCAAGAAAGAGTTACTGAAGTTGGAGATGCGTAGTTTCTCACCAACTCTAATACCCAGACCAGCGTTATCCAGACCAGCAGCCCAGGTAATTGTAAGTTCTGTAGTATTGTTAGATGCAATAGTGAAGATTTGATTGTCAGCAAGTTCGGTGAAGAAGTTAGCGTATACCCAACCCATCGAACCGCTACTACCAACTTCTAGACCCTTGTAGAGTACATCACCAGAAGAAGGTAGGATAGAAGAACCATAACTGATGTTCTGTAGGGTGTAGAAGGCAGTGCCACCTTGACCATCAGCCAGAAGACCAGTGTTGTCAGGAGAAGTGTTAGAAGGAAGACCACCAGTGTAGTGAGTTCTCCAGCTGTAACCTTGACCAGGATCGTTTACATTACCGCGTGGGTTAAACTTGTAAACTGCCGCGTCAACCTGGTTCTTGGTGATAATAACATCACCATCTCTAGTGTCTCTGAAGGAGGATCTATCTTGTGTAGGATCGTCACCAGTGTCAACCAGAGACAGGATGCGAAGTGCATCACCTTCTAGAGGATCGACGTTAATAGTAACAGGATTGTTCAGGAAGGTGTCACCCTCGATAGTTACCTTGTCATTGAAGGTAACTGCTGTATCGAAGGTAGTGACGAGTGCGCCGATTCCTTCATCGTCGTCACCACTGTCCTCAAGAACTGCCTGCTCAAGGAACGTCTCTTCGCCTGTAATAGCGTTGATCTTACGGTTACCGATATAGAGGTCACCGTTGGAGTTTAGACCCGTGTAGAAGACGATACCAGCGTCCTCACGCTTCGCTTGTGCGTAGAAGTCCTGCTTATCAGATAGAACGACTTCCTGACGCAGTGGGAAACCAGTTGAGTAGTTACCAGGACCGAAACCAAGGTATTCAAACGTGTGGTTACCAGATCTTGCAATCGAAGGACGACGCAGTTCAGTGTAGAATCTTCTGTCTAGAGGATATACAGAGTCACCAGAGATAGGAATCTGTCTGTTCTCGGAACCTACAGATGCGTTACCTTCTTGTGCTTGTAATCTGTTATCTAGAATTACACTGTTCAGATCGCTCGTGGTATTGGTGTAACTATAACCCGCGAAAGGTAGCGTTCTAGTCAGGTCAGTGATTGCTTCCTTCGTCTCACTGTACTTGTAGTCGTTAAGAGTAACAAGACCGTGGACATAGTTGTCAGCAGCCGCAGCAGATGCTGGGGGATCAAGAATCGTTGCATCTCTAGATCCAGTGTCAACATTGATCTGGAACCACAGTGGGTCATTCTTGTAGTCTAGAGGATACAGGTTAGAGATAGGTTGAGAGAACCTGTAGTAGTGGAAGTTAGTTCCAACACCAGCACCCAGAGGATATGGAGAGATGTTACCACGGACACAAGTCAGATAGTAGATACCGTCTTGCTGTAGAGGAATCTGCTCTTGGATAGTCTCAACATCAAAGATGTAGAAGGTATCATCAATTTCAGGTACATCCTCTAGGGTAGTAACAGTGTATGTGTCGCCACCAGGTGTAGTAATCTTATCACCAGGTACTACAGTGTAGACATTAGCACCCTCGATTCTGTAGAGATAGTTCTTTCTATCAGATCTAGAGAGTTGTGTTGGATATGCATCAGGATATCCAGCAAGGTTAAAGAACGTACCGTTGTTCTGAACAAATGTAGTGGCACTGTTACCAGAGTAATCTAGTTTTCCAGTGATGTTCTTAAGGATAACAAACGCAGTAGCGTCTGCCTGATAATATCCATGAACGTAAGCAGATCCAGAGCAGTAACCAGTCCAACTGACATAGTTAGAGTCATCGCTGTTGTAGATGCTAGTTTGAATACCCGCACCCTGTGGAGTTCCAATCTCAACAACAGTGAAGATTTCATTTTTCAGTTGCTGGTTGATGATCGTATGATCAAATACAGTCAACTCAAGTCTATCCACCAGGGTTCCTGTACCTTGAGGATCAACCTCAATGGTTCTAGCAGACTGGATAGTGGTTGCAATCTTGGACTCAAACTCGATCTGTAGAGGATTTTCGTATGGATCATAGAATCCACCACTAACATCGACACTAGCGGCGTCTAGGTCCGCCAGGGAGAGACCCAGCTGCTCACCAGCACGAGCAGGGTTAAAGAACTGTGCAACGTCTGGAGCGCCGTTGCTGAAGGGTTCTAGGTAGAACTTCTGTGGCTTCAGGCGTCTTCTGTCGTCAGTTCTTGTCTTAATGACATAACCATTAAGAGGTTCACGAACTGTCTGTAGATATTGTGGTAGGACATAACGCAGACGATAAATTCTATCAAGAGGAGTTCTATTATCCTCAATACGCTCATAATACGTATCTGGGGTAAACAGGTTACCAGTTCCATCTACAAAGTCGGACTGGTGGAATCTAGTGAGGATAGCGTTAGGATCAGCACCACCAGCAGATTCAGGTTTGACATTCAAGTACCATCTTTGGAAGTCAACTGGGTCGTACTTGAGGGGGGAAGTCTTTTTGTTGCCATAGACGATAAAGTCGCTTCCGCTACCTGCAGTAAATATGACAGCATTTGTGCCAGCTTGAGCATCCGCTTGTGTGGTATGAACACTAAACTTCGTTTTGGTGATAAAACGTGGGTAGTAATACACATCTGTTGCCACGTCGCCAGCGCCCGAAATAGTTGGGAGTTGAGAACTTGCATCGCCAGATGTAGCGAAGAAAATTGTTTGTGCAGGGACATTTGGTACAGGAACGTCGAATACGTGTGGAATATCCGTTTCGATGTAGATACCAGAGACATTACAAACATATCTGTGCAGATCATAACTTTCGTCAAGAACCTGTTGTTGGACTAGTAGTTCAACATCTGGGCTCATGCTCTCCGTTTCAGAAGAGTAAATGTAAATACCAGCAGCAGCGTTTTCTTTAGTAGCAGCAAGCATCAACTTGGTGCCTGCACTATTATCGAACTCTGAAGTATTATTAAACGAATTTGGATATGTATCTCTGCCAGGAGCAATTACATAGTATGGTCTGTTAGTCTCAAAACCACGAGGTAGTCTGACTAGGCGCTTATCAACGCCAGCATTAGTTGCTCTTGGAACAAGTCTTACAGGGGTTCCAGTTTGGAATCCATGAGGGTCGGTCTGTCCTAGACCAGTATCAATCGTGAATACAGTTGCTCTACCAATCAGAGCCGAAGACTCAATGATAGGTTCAACTCTAGTTACCTGATTAGCATTGCCATTGAGGACCAGATTGACAACATCGAAGTATCCTTCGATCGCGGACGCAATGTTAGTACACTCGGGATACTCATCATCTTGAGTGATCGAGGAGTCAGTGACTCTTTGAGCACCAGAGTAGATATTAGCATTCTCGAAGTACAACCATGCAGTTGTGCTATCTTGCTGTGGTTGATATGTCTGACCAGTGTTAGGATCAGTCAACACGATTGTGGTCGCATTAACGATCTGACCAATAATTAGTGGACTACCACCGAGCAAGTTAGTACCCAGAGGAACAGCACCTTCGTTTAGAAGACCATTGGTGAAGTCAGATTCAGCATACTCATTGACCTGCATACCAGGTACAAGACCAGAAGTGTCGCCAACAACAACGTTGGTGCTGCTGGTAGACGTGGTGCAGTTCTTGATTAGCAGTGTGCCATTACGGATTACACCGAACATCAATCTCTTCAGATAGTCATAAGCAATCAGAGTCTCGGTAAGTTCTCCATCAACATAGGATACGTTACCACCAGAGATGTAAGACTCTGCAGCATATACAGTGTTAATGTTACCACCAAGGCGAAGGTCTTTTACGACTGCATCAGTGATAAATCCGATGTCTCTTTCACACTTGGTGATAGTCAGAGACTGATTAGTCAGCAGTGCTGGATAGAGATCAGTGATATATCCATAAGTTTCTTGTGCCAGATAGTCTCTGTTCTTCTCGATGAGGTTAGCAGCATCATATGCCTTGTTAAAGTCATCGATACCATCACCATTTAGGTCGAACAATACGTTCAGGTTAGAAGGTGTTAGAGTAGACAGAGATGCTCTGTAAGTAGTGATACCAGATGGTTCTAGTGTACCATGGTAAGTTTGCTTACCACCTACACCACCAGAAGGTAGTTTGACATACAGTCTATCATCTTGCTTGGCACCAATTCTGTATCCATCGATGGATGCAGCAGGACGTGTTGCTGGATCTACATTGATATCACCTGCTAGGTATAGCTTGGTGTCGTTAGCAACATCGTTGGATGCTTCAATGTCAAGGGTGTAGTAAGCATTCTTCTTGATTGCTTCCTGATTTGTATTAACAACCTTGGGAGGAATGATAGCATCGATGTAACCACCTTTGTCCTGGTTGAATGCAAATCCTTTGAAACCAATAGAGTGGAGCGAGGTGTTACCGAAGTTGGAGTTCGAGTTGGTGATAGACATGTCACCACCACTTTCCATCAGGAAGTGATCGTGGAAACCAACAGCGAAGACCGAGACGCACTGGATGAAGGAGTCATCAGAAGCACGAATGTGGAAGTTTCTCCAATCATCCTTCCAATATGCATCACCCTTGGTGTGATAAGGAATCGTAGCGAAAGCATCAGTTAGAGATGCTTGATTCCAAGTGTTAGTGAATCTGTCATAGCGGATGAATGCACGGTCGTCCTTCTGTAGCGAAACACCCGTGTACTGTGCAACAACCATCGACTTGAATCCAGTTGCCTTGGATCCATCTGCCCACATACCACACTGACCCCAGGTGGATCTGATGGAACAGTTGAAGACGTATGGAGATGCAGACTCAACAGAGTCAATCTCTGCCTGAATCACTGCACTGGTGCCGAGACCATTAGCGGTGGTGTAAGTTGTACCAGAAACTAGTCCTAGACCAGCAGCGGTGATAGGAATGATGTAGGTGAATACCTTGGGATTCAGTTCGTCAATAGCGTCAACTTTGAATGTACCGTTGACTTCATCAGATAGACCACTGTTGATAACAGCGATATACTGACCTTTGAAGTATCCGTGCTCAATCTTGGTGGTGACAGTGAGTCTAGAAGTTGATGTACCAGGGATATCAACAACTTTGATCTGCTCAACAGTTCTAGTATCAGATAGAGGACCGACAATTCTGGTTTCTTGTACCAGTGCTTCTAGTTCACCATCGTCGATTGTAGGTTGGAACTGTGCAAATGCTCTACCAACTTTCTCATAGAAGCGATCCAGTTCTTCATTACCTGCATAGGTCATGATGCAGATCTTGTGGTGAGAATACTCGGGAACCTTCAGATCCGTGGAGTTCTTCTTGTAGTAGACCTTACCTACCTTGTCTGCCTGATCATATAGTGGGGAGTTCTCGGAGAGGTCACCATCCTTGATAGTGAACTGCCACAGATAGCAACCACCAGTTAGCTTAAAGATACCAGTTCTGTCTACATCTCCATCTACAGGATCGGGAACATACAGAGGTCTGATGATAGTACGACGGAGGTCATAACCGATCAGAGAACAACCTCTAGGAACGATACAACCGCCCTCGGTAGAGTTGAACTTGTAAAGTACGTTGTCGGGGTTACCTAGGTCAAGGATGCTGTCATCCTGCCACTCTTGGAGTGCTCTGTTGTAGTCAAAGATGGGAACAACACCAGTAACCTGAACCGATGCAAGAACAGAGAGACTACCAGCATTGATAACGTCCGTCAGGATCGTCATCAGGGTCTGGATGCTCGTCTGAACGTCAATACATGCACCAGGGTTACCAGACTCATCATACTCGATGTCTGGAGTGAGAGCGTTAGCAATAGCAGGACCAGGAGAGATAGTCAGATCCTTGTCATACAAGGAGTTCGTGACTGCCAGTTTCATCATGTCACGCGCTTTGTTGTAAGCGGTGATGCTTTCTGCCTCTTCACCAACAATAGCATCTGCTAGAGGATTGCCTTCTCTGTCAAAGTATGTCTTTGCAACAGAGATGATGTTGCTGTTACCACCATTTCTGATGTCAGCAAGTACACCATCAACAATAAATCCGATGTCACGCTTACACTTCTGCTCACCAGGTGTTTCGTGATCAGTAACAGTTTCAGCAGGTAGTTGAGAGAGGTTACCATCAGTCAGAACGGTCTCAACAATAGCTGCAAGGTTGCCCAGGAAGCTAGCAACATCAGCACATAGAGGAGTACCGTTAGGATCAGCAGTAATTGTAGAGTCTTTGGTGAATAGTTCATTTCTGAATGCCGAGATCATCAAATCTCTTGCCTTATTGAAAGCAGCAACAGACTCCGACTCCTCACCTTCTAGAGATCCAGTGATATATTGAGTACCTGCCTCATTGAAGTAAGTTTTCAGATACTTACGAGTGTATCTGTTACCACCAGCAAGTGCAACGTCAAGGGAGAGAGCATCAATGTACTCACCAAGGTCACGCTTACACTCAATTTCGTTATCACTAGCGAAGTTTCCTAGGTTTTCAACAGGAAGTTGAGTTAGGTTACCATCAGTAATAACAGTGGTAAGAATCTGCGTTAGTGTAGCGATTGCAGACTGTACGTTAGCACAACCACCACCATCTACAGTGATAGTAGAATCCTGAACCAATAGGATATTGTTAACAGCAGACTGCATCAAATCACGCGCTTTGTTGAAAGCAACGATACTTTGTGCTTCTTCTCCTACGAGTCCGTTAGAAATTGGGGATCCGTTATCAAAATATGTACCAGCAAGGCGACGAGTGTACTCGTTACCACCACTAATGAGATCGAGCCCAAGATAGTCAACAAATAGACCCAGATCACGCTTGCATTTTGCTTCATTTGTCAGATCCGAACCTACAGTTTCTGCAGGCATTCCCGATGCGTCAGCAGCAGCAAATGCATCAGTAACGATCTGAACTAGAACATTGATTGCAGACTCAACGTTAGCACAGGAATTGGGGTCAACAGTGATGGTAGGATCAGTGATCGTCAACTGATTCTTCATTGCTTGGATCATCAGATCCCTAGCAGCATTGTATGCATCAGCAGTAGCAGCTGCTTCGCTTACGATGTAAGAGAATACACCACCGTCAAAATACTTGAGGGTGAACTTACGGGTATACTCGTTACCACCTTTTACAATATCAATACCAACATAATCGATCAGAAGACCAATGTCACGCTTACACTTATCTTCATCAGCAGGATCAGCAGTGTTAGATCCCGCCTGCATTGTGGTCCATGCAGTGTCAATAATCTCCTGTCTGTTCTGCTGAATCAGACGATATGCATCCTTAAATCTGTATACAGGATCGTCTGCAGGATCACCAGGGAAGAAGAAATCAGGGTGCGTTACAGCGATTTCTGCTGCTGCTCTATCAACAATCTCTTGCTTATTCTGCTGAATTAGACGATATCCATCTTTAAATCTGTACTCTGGTTCAGATGTACCGTCACCACCAGGATAGAAGAAATCAGGAAACTCTACTGCAATATGTGCAGCAGCTTTGTCTACAATTTCCTTACGATTCAACTGTACTAGACGATATGCATCAGCATATCTCGATCCAGCATCAGTTTGGTTATCACCAGGATGGAAGAAATCTGGGTGTTGTACAAAAATTTCTGCTGCAGCACGATCTACAATCGTCTGCTTATTTGCCTCGATGAGGTTACCAGCATCAAAGAATCTAGACTCTGGATTAGCTGTGTCTACAAGACCAGGGCGGTTATCAATAAAGTGATTACCAGGCATCAGCATAATGCTGAACTGGTCAAATCTATCATTATCCTTACCAGGCAGATAAGAATAACGTGCTACTTCAAGGAAAGCACGCTGGATGGTTTTAAATGGACGGAGAGGTGAATTGCCTCGGTTGTCTAACTCGTCTGTCGCATTAAAATCATCTGGTGATACGTATAGATACTTACCTGTTTTACTTGAGTAAAGGTTATCAAGTCTTGTAAGAGGCATAATTAACCCAATCCTGCTGGACAATTTCTTCTGGATTATTTATACAATAAAACCTCCCCTTGTAGGGAGGTTTTACAGCACACGGAAGGGGTTTGGTTCGGCAGTATCGCCAACTCCTCCACCTGGACTCGAACCAGGAACCTATTGATTAACAGTCAACCGCTCTGCCTGATTGAGCTATAGAGGAAGGGGAATATCCCCTGCTCGTCAGCAGGGGAGGCACCAAGAGGGATCCCACCTCTCTCTCACATGGGTTGGTTTCCGATTCTTTTTTCTCTCGGAGACGTGAGCACGGATGTATTCCAGTCCGTTATGGAGAATAGGAGACTCGAACTCCTGACATCCTGCTTGCAAAGCAGGCGCTCTACCAGCTGAG